GGAAGTCGATTAGTACATTCGCGTGCCCGTAAGTCAGGCTGCAAATCACCAGCCGGCGGGCAAATTCGTCTAGATCAGAGCCGCAGCCGTCAACGTCGCGGGCGAAGACTTCGCGCCAGTACGGGTCGCCCTCAAGCGCAATCGGCTTGCGCATGATCAGTCCGGCAGCGGCGCGGACCAAGCGCTGCGTGTAGGGAGAAAAGACGGCGCGGTTGACGCGGCTTAGGTATGCCGTGTAATCCTCGCGGGGTTCCAAGGGGAGGAAGGCTTCGCTGTTTTCACGCAGATATTCCGTGCCGCGGCTGACCGCTTTCATAATCTCCCAGCCCTTCATCATGTTCAGGACCGCTGCCGTGCGGTTGAACGGGCTGTCCGTTCCACCCTGGTAGGTGGTGGAGACGATGTTGGTTGGGTAGCGGCCCGGGACTGCGTAGGTCATTTAGTCACCATTTTTCGCGGTTGGCCCAGTAGGCAGCCGACATCTTTCCTTTTTTAATGTTAGCCGCATGGCGTGCTTTAAATGCTTCGCGCCGTTTGCGGTCGGCGTCGCTTTCACCAGCTTTCTTTGGTGAACCAGATACGCCCTGTTGGCCGAAGCGGATTAGTTTTACTTCGGTGCCTTCTTTTGCGAGGACTGCGTGTGATTTAGTGGGGTGATTTGGGGTGCGTTTTGGTTTGTTATAGCCCTCGAAACGCTCGCCACGGTACTCAATCATCGTCTTCCTCCTCGTCGTCGGGGTCGGTGATAGGTACCAGCACTTCGATACCTTGGGTCAACATAGTTACAAAGCCGCCGATAACCTCAGGGTTTTGTGGGGTCTTAAATACGAAGGTGGCGTGCGTTAAACCGTCCTCGGCGTCGATTTCGATGTGAACGCAACCACCATTTATTGTCTGGATAGCCATTAGATTGCCCCTACCTTACAGGCAATAGTTGGGCCATCTGGCATAGAAACAACGTGGGCACGAACATAGCGGCAAGGACTACTTGTTGCGAAATACATGACAGTTGTATTTTCGTTAATTACTAAGTTGCCAGCATGTTTAGTGGTAACTGTAATGTGTCCCCAATTTGTGCCATCAAGGCTACCATCAAAGTCGAAGTTGATGTTGCCGCTGGTGTGATTGGTTACAGTTATTTGAAATGACCAGTAATTGGCTGTTGCGTCGATAGCAGTGAAGAATCCGGCACTTGTTCGCGTGCCAGCGTCGTAGATGGTTAGTTCGCCGTCGTAAATGGTGCCAGTTCCGGTAGCCATGGGTCTTTTTTGAGGGGTTTACTTGCGACCTTTAGGTCGCTTGGCGGTTTTGGCCGCTTTGCGGAAGTCAGCGGCGGTTGGGGCGCCTTTGCTGCCCGGTTTGCGCATCTTTTCGCCCGAGCCAGCCTCAATGCGCTTGCGTTTGGCCGCGATATTTGCGTATAAACCCTTTTTCTTGGGTGCCATTGTTATTTCTTTCCTTTTTTGGTGGTTTTGGGGCGGGATTTGCCCGCTTCGCTTAGTGCAATCGCGATTGCTTGCTTACGGCTGGTTACTTTTTTGCCTGAGCTGGACTTAAGCGTTCCAGCGCCGTATTCGCGCATGACCTTGGAGACCTTTTTCTCCGCTTTTGTGGGTTTTTTGGCCATGGTGTTGCGGTATTTGTACCAGTCTATGAGGGGTTAGTAGAGGCGGTAGTTGGTTTGGCCTAGGGTGCCGATGTTGGCGAGGTTGAATTGTTGGAGGCATAAGTAGCCGAAGGCGTCGAAAGCGTGGTCTACGCCTAGGTTTTTGTTGGGGAGGCCCGTTCCAGGGGCATAGGTCAAGGTGCGGAGGGATTTGATTAACTCCTTGCAGCGGGGGTGGATTACGGTGCGGCGTGTTCCAGCAGCATCCAAAAGGGCGGTGTTGACGGCGGTGATCTTGTCGCGGATTTTCCAAGGGGCTTTTGGGCTGGAGACGCTAAAACCGCTGCGGCGCAAGATGTTGTGGTCCGTGAGGCCCACGCCGCTGGTCTTTCGCGCTCCACCCGTGGGGTCTGGGCAGGCGATGACGCGGCGATCCACGCCGAAGCGGCGCGTTACCTCCTCCGCGAAGTCCCAGGTGGTGGCGCCACCAGTGAGCATGATTTCGTCGAATACATACAGCGTGTCGTCCTTGCGGACGGCGCAGATGCCAGACATGGGGTCCACGTTGAAGTCGACGCCAAGTAAAAGTGGGAGGACGGAAATGTCTTCGGCTTCGGGGCTGATGTTCTCGTCTCCAAAGGAGACTGCGACGAGACCGCTGAGGTTCTCGAAGCTGGCTTCGAATTCTTGGCGGAATGTGCGGGCGTCGAGTTGGCCGCGGGCGGCTTCAATTTCTTCCGGGGGGACGTTGTCGCCGTCAATCGTGGTGAATTGCCAGCGGCTCCAGTTGTCGTCGCCGCTGTCCGCGTATTGCCAGAGTTCGTAGAACCAGCTAGCTGTGCCATCCGGGGTGGAGATGAATAAGGCCCAGCCTTGTTTGTCGGCTAATGCGGGACGGATGACCTCGAACCAGACGTCGGCGCTCATAAATGCGGCTTCGTCGAGTACCACGCCAGCGAGACTTCTGCCTCGCAGGGCCATAGCGTTTTCAGTGCCCTTCAGTTCGATTGTTGAGCCGTTCACTAGCTCCAGCTTCAGGTCCGTTTCGTTCTTGCTCTTTACCCAGGCTTTCGGGACTAGCTTTTTTAGGACTTTCCAGGCAATGTCCTTCGCCATCCGGTATGTAGGGGCCGCGTAAAAGAAGGTTTCGCCCGGCCGCTCTATCGCCCCACGCAATAATTCGATGCATGAGAGGTAGCTTTTTCCGAAGCGGCGGCCTGCTACCAGCACTCTGAAGCGTTTTCGACTGCCGAAGACTTGACCCTGGGCGTAACGGAGGGTGAGTGCTCCAGCAGATTCGGGCATTTGTAGTAGACGGGTACCTTCTAGGTTATTACAGGAATTCAACCCCTCCCCCCGGTGTGTAACAGAGGAAGGAAATGGAGTTATATCAGTAGGTTCCTAGGGACTGACACCGCACGCGCAGAATCCGCAACCCTCCCCCTGGGAGTGAGAACCGTTATCAGTCTCGGCCGCCTGGCGCTAGGTGGCGAGTAGGCGGCGGACGGTGGAGCGTGAGCAGCCGAGGCGGTCGGCGATGGCTTGCTGTGTGAGGCCGGCGCGGCGCCAGCGGCGGGCGCGTTGCTGGCGGGACTCACTGGCCCAGAGAAGCACCAGCAGGGGGAGCAGGATCAGCGCCAGCAGCAGAGCGGCGGTGGTGGTAAGGGTCAGCTCCCAGCAGCGGGCTTCGGTTCGCATGATCATGCCGATAGCACCGCCGGGTTGCTCCCAGTGGTTGACGACAAAGCCGGCGCCAGCTTGGCGGATGGTGAAGGCGGGGTGCAGTTCGGTGAGGTTCACGGGTTGGTTTCCCTTGGTGACTCTTGTATTGTAGCACAACAGAGCAGCGCGTGTGGCTGCTGCTGTAATACACTGTAACGTAGTGCAGCCGTACTAGTCTCGCTAGCGGCCGAGCACCAGCAGGCGGCAAGTCTCCTGGCCGCGGCCGGTAGCCTCGCAGCGTTCCAGCTGGGCTGTGTTGTCGGCGCCCATCGCCAGGATGCCAGCGCCGATGGTGAGCAGCGCGAATAGGTGGAGCTTGTGCATGGGGGAGCGTGGTGAGCTTGCCCCTACTGTATCACAAAAGCGGCCAGCGGCTAGGGCTGGCGCCGATCTTCCACCGTGATGTTCAGCGTGGGGGCAGCGGCTGCCTGTTGCTCTGGCGCGGCCTCTCCAATCACAGCGCCCATGTCCTTGAGCAGCATCGCCACTGTCTGCAACTGGCCTTTTGCCATGGCTTTTCGGCAGGCAGAAAGACGCAATGCCTGTATTTGGTTCAGCAGATCGCCTCTCGTTGCAATTTGCTCCGTTTTAAGCATCTCTGCTGCGCGGCTGTAGTCGTCGTCTGCCGTGCGCACAGACACCCCGAAGCGATCCGCTAGTTTCTGCGTGATTTGCCTACGCGTGCCACCATTCAGAATCTCCGCGTAACACCAATTCGCCCGTTCCTCTACGCGTACGCTTGACCCCTTACCACCGCGCCAGCGCTTCGACTCGTCATTAGCAACGGTCGTCGGTTTCGTTACTTCCAACTCGTCAGAATCGGGCACCGTTTGAGTCACAAACTCTATAGGTCAATGCTAACCTCTCTGCTGTCACGTTTCGCAAGCGAGCGAAGCGAGCGCCGCGAAAAAGCCCGACCTACTGGCCGGGCCGTTGATCGGTGGGGGCGCCAGTCAGCAAGGCCGGAATACTGCCCATTGGCTCCCGTTAATACGCTGCAACCAATAGGCATCGCCAAGCTCTAGTTCGCGCCAGGCAGCCTGCCAGTCAATACAACTCATTGGCCAGCTGGCGCCGTCAAGCTTGGGGGGCAGTCCTAATTCA